CTCCCGAAATACCCATAACGTACAAGGCTAGGAAGTACCTTTTTGTTTGTGACAAGACCATTATCATCGTCTAGCTGTCCTTTTTGCTTCCCTTAATCGCACCCTAAACCTCTGGGCAAAACCTTTGTTGCGACTAAACACAACACGTTCACCTATATCACCAAAAGGGAACAATGGTTCATATTGTGCTTTATCCACATATCTTGCTACTATGCGAATGTTCTTATTGTTTCCATATCTTTCCCATATTCCCTCATTAGACTTACCTGTCCTACCTCTAGGAATACCTTTAAAATATTTCTTCTTATCATTAATAATCTTGCTATAGGTTGCTCTAGTGATGTTGCCATATCTGTTCAGTCTAGTATTCGATGTTGGCACAATGATAGATCTTTTCTCTGGAAACCTACTTCCACCAGATATCTGGAACTTTAGATATTTCTCTTGCAATCTATCAATAAAAACTTCAGCAGTAAGATTTCTTTTATTTGATTTCTTATATTTAAAACCTCTTCTAGTAAATGAAGTTGCTCCACCCTTAAACGTGTCATTACTTTCTTTGGGCATAACTTTTCTTGACATATGAAAAGCAACATCATTTAATGCTCTTGATGCTGCAAAAGGTATTTGATTTTTCCCAAAAGCATTAAGTGCTTTAGTTACTGAAGATATGTTTGTTGAAATATTTATATTCAATGTAAACTTCCTATATCATCAATATTCAATATCATAACTGTTCCTGTGCAATCACTTGCATCAAATATAGTTTTGTAGCATTGGTCGCACTCTATCTGCCCACTAAACTCCACAACATTGCCTAATGTCCATTCAGAGCAATATAAGCATCTAACTTTTTCACCAAAGAATTTAACACGATCAACCATATCTAGAATACTACTAGAAAAGCTAATCGTGTCAATATAATCATATATCATTGATAATTGAATGCCCTCTACCACTTAAACATTTCATAACCATCTTCTTATAAACATATGTGCCATATATCCTATCAAATGCACCAGATGCATCTTCAGCTAATCCACGACACTCTGTTAGATCCCTCTGATAATGATTAGCCTCTTTGCTTACCCTAAGATCAGCGATTGGATTAAAAGCACAACCACCAACCAATAAAGCTGATATAATTAATATGTTTCTCATTATTTCCACTCCTCTAGTTTTTTTCTCAATCTTTTAAATAATTTCAAATTTAAATTAAGTTTTTCATCACATTCATCAATCAACTGTTGTTGCTCTTCTTTCTCAAAAGGTGATGGTTCTAATTCATAAGTTTGTCTTATGTTTTGTATATCATGTGGATATAACTCTAATGCATCATAAATTAATTTAATTTCTTCTTTTGAAAATGCTATTCTCATTTTACTTCTCCTTTTAGTTTAATCCTCTTTCACTCAAATATTCTGATAAGTTACCATTTCGCATTGCAGTTTCTATTTCAATTCTTAACCTATCAAAATTAGTATATGCCCATCGTGGATCATTCTGTAACCTTTCAACTTTAGCCACAATATTATCAATATAATTTAATTGTGCTGTTGTTAACCCTTTTTCTGCCCTTACAGCGACCTTACCATCTTTTTGGTCTGTTTGTACCTTGATAGATGTTTTCGGCTTTCTACGAGCTTCTTTTCTGCACCAATTCATATAAAAGGCATTTAGATTAGCATATTTCTTTTTGTTTCCATTCTGCTCATTCCACAATTTTATATCTTCTAAAATCTCTTCAGCATCTAATTCTCTATCAGTTGCATATTTTTTTAAATCATCTGTTAAAACTAATTCGGTTAGTAAATTTTCTTTTTTCTTATTTTTCTTATTTATATTTATATAATGGTTATTATTAATGGTTCGTACGTCACTAGTGTCGTAACCATTTGCTGATTTGTCGTAACCATTTTTTTGGATATGACAATCTGACACGTCAAGGGTGTCGTAACCATTTATCTTTGGAAATGCATAAAGTGATGTTTTATTCGGTCTAAAATGCACTTTTATAAAACCTAATTTAGATAAATTTTCCAACTTTCTTTGAACAGTTCTAATAGAACATTCTGATCTTTTAGCCAATAATTCTTGCGATGGATAAGCATATTCAGTTGCATCATTATAAAGATTAGCCAGATTAATCATTATCAGCTTAGATGTTGCATCACCTATTTCTAAATCAATTACATAATTTATTGCTTTTATACTCAATTATTTTCCCCTTATTATTGGACTTGTTCCAATCACCTTAAACTTATCTATTGGATAATGTGCTACAATACCAAAATCTAAAACATCATTCCGATCTGTTCGACCACCCAACTGAACATCAAAATTTTCTGTAAAATCTATATGACCCATAACATCTGCCCAACAAACTAAAAGCAATGTTCTTATACCTGTAATCTCTGTTAAACTTCTAGCTGCTTGCACCTTGTCAAGATTAATAAACATAGTTTCATATTTATCTTTATTAAACACTCTACACTTGACTTCCACAAAAGCATAAATCCTATCTCTTTTATAAAGGGCAAAATCTATTTTCTGAGTGAATGGTAACTTCTTTTTATCTAAGTTATATATCTTGCAAAACTCACTTATTACAGCTTCCTCACGTCTTAAATCTGCAGCATTTTCATACATAGGTCTTTTCATTAGGATTTATCCTTATTGTTATACAAATCACAAAAGTCATCTAATCTCATAACCACTAATGGATCTTTTCTATCTGCAGCAACCACCAGAGCATCAGCTTCTTCAATCCATTCATATATTTGCTTAAATCCATTACCTCTTTTCTTTAGCTCCAGAGTGTAATCTTCATTATTTAAATTAGCAATTATATCGCCTTTGAGCCACGTTGCTCCGCTAAGAGGAACACGTTTTGCTTTAATGTCGTGGAACTCTAGCTTCTTGACAATCTCACGTTCAAATCTAGCTCCCTTATCTCTTTGCATTTTACCCATTTATCCAATCCCTCAAACCAACCTCTGATTTACTGATGTCTTCAATCTTAACAATCATATCAACTGATGGAGTTCTTTGACCATTAATCCACCTATTAACAGTTACATTGCTGACACATAAAGCATCAGCAAATTGTTTTTGAGATATGTGGTTGGTGGATAACCAATCTTTAAGTTTCATTTTTATTCCTATCCGAAAGCTACTAGTAAAAACCAAGCAAATCCAAACAACAAAAATAGAAATGCTAACTCTAAAAAATAAACACCAAAGTTTTTTATAAATTTAATCATTGTTTTTCTCCCTTTTATTATTACTAATTAACCCCATAACTCGTATGGAGTTTCTCCTTTTTCTGCAACCAAAGTATTAGTTGGTGCAAACTTTTTATAACTATCTTGAGTTTTAAAACCATTTTTTGTATTGAACCATCTGACACCCCACTCAGTTTTTAATAATGCCTTACCTAATATCCAACCTTTTCTAGTTTCTAATCTTCCAGAGTTTGAATAAAATACAGGATCATAACCACCTTTCTCAACCTTTACCCATTTAACTAAACCCATTGGTTTGCCCTCATGTTTACCTTTAGTGTATTTAGGTAAAGCATCAACCATTTCTTCACCAAACCATTTAACAGCTAAATCATAACCAAAATCATCTGATAAATAAGATTTTCTAACTTTGTATTCTGCCGGATTTCCCATTTTTTAAATCTCCTTGTCCTTGTTACAAAACCATTATTACCGATTTGGTTAATGGTGTCAAATAAAAAAATATCTTTTTTGTAAATAATTATTGATTTATTGATTTTTATGCTTAGTATCCTAGTTATGAGTGACAATAATGATATCGGATTAGAATGGTTAAGTGTTGATTTAGATCACCTTAGTCCATCACAATTATTAACATCGACACCTAGTTGGATATTTAAATATCTGCATTTAGGTAAGGATAGGCGCAATATAGTAGTAGGTGAGAATGCTGCACTCGGCTCTGCTGTGCATAATGCTGTTCAGAACGTGTTATGTGGCATTCCAACATATGATGCGACCAGAGAAGCACAAATCGAGTTTGATATGCATGATGCTAATGAAGATGCAGCAAAGCGCATAAAATATCGTGGCATTATCCCACAAATGGTTCAAAATGGTGTTGACGTATTATTGGAGAATGGTTTCTTTGCAGCTATCCCGGAAGAAAAAATAACTACAAGATTTGATGGTGTTAATGTTGACATTATTGGATATGTTGATCTAGTCGTGCCTAAAACAATATTCTGCGAAATGAAAACCAAAGCACCTAGAAAAACAAGACTTCTTAAAGATGGTTCGCAAGGTTGGTCAAAAGGTTCACTTCCTAAAGCACCAGAAAAGAACCACGTTATGCAATCAGCTATCTATCATCATGCATTAAAGATAACTCCATCTATATGTTATATAAATGAAGTTGAAGCTGTATTATATACACCATTTAATTGTGATGAATTAAAAGCAGATAATCTAGCTAAATGCCTTGAAGAAATGCGACAAAAAGCATTAGTTAGACAAAATCTATTGAAGTTTAGCGATGATCCAAAAGTCCTAGCTTCAATAGTTGATCCAGATTGGGATCATGCCTACCAATGGAAACTAGACGATGAATACTTACAGAAAGCGAGGAAATTATGGGAGTTCTAGTAGATGAAGATAATGTTTTCAAAAATCAAGAAAACAAACAAAAATTTTTAATCAGAGCAATAGGTCGATTTAGAGCAGAAGCTAAAGTTGATAAATCTGGCAAAAATCCAATGTTTAAATCAGAATATAACACTTTAAATGATGTTTTAAATGCTTTAGATAACATTCAGCAATATGGTTTAGATTTTATTCAATATGTTTCAATAGATCATTTAATAACCAGAGTTATGCATATAGAAAGTGGTGAATATTTTGATAGTATGATGGAACTTAAAACAGAAAAAGAGACATACCAGTCATATGGTTCATGTTTGTCGTATTTAAGGCGCTATGCATTGCTTACAATGCTAGGTCTTAGATCAGCAGATGACGATGGAAACAGTTCGCTTAGAGGTCGTGGGACTTCTCCCCTTGTTTCTCATAAACCTGCGACCTCTGGGAACACTAGCAGCTCCTCCCAAGTTAGTGTTCCCACTAAAATTGACTTAAAAGAAGAATTATCCAAATGCAAAACAGTTAAAGAAGTTAATGCATATTGGGTTAAAAACTTTTCTGCAAAAGGGAAACAAACAACTGATGCAGAATTAGAATTATTCACAAATAGGAAACAGGAGATTAATAATGAATAATTGTGTATTTGATGGAAGATTGGCTAGGGATGCTGAACTTAAAGACTTAGGTGAAAACAAGGTCTGTAATTTCTCTATAGGCTCTAATGTAGGTTTTGGTGATAAGCAAAAAACACTATGGCTAGATTGCTCTATTTGGGGAAGAAGAGGTGAAGCTCTAAATGATAGCCTTAAAAAAGGTCAACAAGTGTTTATCTCTGGTGAGTTATCCACAAGGGAATATGAAAAAGATGGACAAGCCAGAACTGCTTTATCTTTAAATGTTCAGAGTTTAGCTTTTGGTGCATCATCAAGAAATGCTGAAGATAAAACCCTTTCTAATTCAACTGAACTAAATGATGAGATACCATTCTAATGAATAAAATTCAGCTTTTAGATGCCTGTAAGGTTGCTCTCAATAGTCGAGGGCAACATTATGGCAAGGTATTAGAAAACCATAGCCGTATAGCCAAAATATGGTCTGTTATACTAGGATCAGATATAACTGAAGAACAAGTTGCTCTAATGATGGTTGGATTAAAGGTTGCCAGATTAGTA